TGGTGGTGTCGGCCAGGGCCGCGGCCAGGCCATCGGACCGAGAGTCGGCCCATGCCGGAACGGTGACCAGGGCGACGGCGGTGAGCCGTCCCGCGACCAGTTCCGAACGTTCGTTGATTGTCACGTCAGCAAGTTCGACGCTGAACGCGTCCCGGACGCGTTCGGATGCCTCCAGTAGCGCGCGGTCCCCGTCGGGGGTGCGGCCGACCCGGAAGGACCCACGGAGCGCGGCGGACGTGTCGCGGGCGGAGGCCAGGTATCCGATCGCACGCGGGGGGGACCGGTGCTCATCAACCAACTTGACCCGGGCCAGGTCGTCGGGGACCTGGACCACGCCAGCGGAACAGGTGACCGGACCCGCCGATGTGTAGCCGACCTGGCCGCCGTAGGGGATCAGCACACCGGACAGGGTGCGCGCCTCGGTGTCACTGGCGACCAGGTCGGGGCCGCCCGCGACTACCGTCGTCGGGGTGTGGTCGGCGGCCAGGAGGACCCGGAGACGGGAGAACTTCCTGTTAGCTGCCAGGCCGGCTGGGGTTGAAACAGGAAGTTTTGCGGTGTCAGTCATTCGTTTGCGCTCCCGTGGGGCTGGGCGTGGTGCTGGTCAGGGTGGACACGTCGAACGCGGTTCGCTGGGTGCGCGGCACCACGTCATCCATCGACAGGCGGGCGGCAATGGCGTCCATGTAGAACGTCACCCCGTAGTCGATGAACTGGCCGTTGCGGCCGTCGGTGGTCTCGTAGGTGAGCGAGGCCCCCGCGTTCGTGGCGTCGGCCATCGCGGCCGGGCTCGAGACCAGGCGCGAGACGTCGACCGCGTCGGCGTTCCGGCCGTCGATCAGCAACGCGCCTTCGTGGGTGCCGTGCTCGCGGACTTCGATCAGTTTGTTTGTGTAGGCGACTCCGCCGTTCTTGCCCTGGCGGGCGGCTACCCAGCCGTCGATGAGTTCCGTTTTCTGCTCGGTGGTCAGGGGGACATCGCCTGTGTAGTGCAACTCCAGGTAGGCCGACGGGTTGCGGGCCGCGTTCGCGGCGGCGTCCAGGTTGTCGATCGTGCGACGTAGTGCCGGTCCGCCGAAGTTGAGAACACCCTCATGCGGACCGGGGATCAGGATCACTTCGGCGGCCTTCGCGGGCTCCCCGTCGACCAGGACGCGTCCGGCCGGGTCGGTCTCCCACCGCTCGTAGGCGATTCGTTCGGCGTCCAACAGGAGGCCGCCGTGCCCGCGGCCAGCGCGCCACAGGGACCACCCGTAGTGGATCAGGTCGTCCACGGTCCACAGCATCCGGTGGAACGGCGGTAGGCCGCCGTCGGTCCGGTGAGTCCATCCAGGCTGGTCGGCTATCGGCTGGTCGGTGGGGCCGTCGATCACCCGGAGCGGACACCGGGCCACGGTCCCGGCCAACAGGTGCCGCTGTCGGGCGTGGGCCGGGATGGCCATCACGGCCGCCCGGGACAGCACCGTGACATCGGCCCCGACCAGGTCGGCCCACACGATCGACTGGAGTTGGTTGGGGGTCGGCGTCCAGGGTGACTCAATACCGACTTGCATGGGGGATGCCACCGTGGACGGCATGGCCGCAGTGAGGCCGGACGCGTCCGACACGGCGGCTTCGACGGCTTCGGCGTAGCGCTTCATCCTCAGTGGTCTCACACCAGAACCGTCGACCCGTCTACCAAGATTCGGCGGTCATTCCACGTCGGGTCGGCGTGTCGCGGCGATGTTGCGGGACCGCTCCCGGAGCGATGCCGCGGCCTTCGCGCGGCCGTGGACTTGCGCCACATGCCGCGCGCCTTCGGCCAGCGCGGCGGCCTTGTCGTCGGCCAGCCGACGCCACGACGGGCAGGCGTCACACCAGACCAGGTGGTGTCGGGTCCCCGCTTCGTCGCGGATCACGAGGCGAACTCCACGACCAGGTCGCCTTCGACCGCGCGATGGTCCAGGACCCACACGGCCTCCATCAGCGCGACCAGGGCCGTTACGTCCCCCGCGGAGTTACGTCGGGACGGGGCCGACGCGTCGGCCATCGGCCTAGTTGTCACGTTCGCGGCCGCGGTGGCCAGCGGCTCGGAGCCGTCGTGAGCCAGTCCCCGCCGACGCGTGGCCAGGTGTTGCATGAGGAACCCCCAGGCGTCGGCGTATTCGCGCTCCGAGAGCCGTCGGACGCGGACCGCCGTGGCGGGGTCGCCGCGCTCCAGTTCGTCGGTGACCTCACGCGCTGGGCCGTTCTCAGCGGCCGCGAACTGTCGCCAGCCGAACCCACGGAGGGACCGGATCGTAGAGGCCACCCAGTCCATCCCCGGCCCCGACTTCGTCACCCGGGCCTGCAGTCGGCCGTCCCCGTCACGCCAGGCCGCGACGATCGCGGCCGCGCTTCGGTCGTGCATCACGTCATAGGCGAACACCACATCGTCCGGCCCGCCGCGCGGCGGCCGCTGGTCGTGGTTGGCCAGCCGCTCCCAGGCTTCGGGCGGGATCAGGTGGGAAGCGGTCCGGGTCCATCGGTTGCAATAGGCGCGCTCAAACTCCGCCCGGGACAGCGTGGCGGCGGCGTCGGCGATGGCCTCCACCGATGTCAGCGGAAGGCCGTCGGCCAGGTCCACCATGCCGGGATGGAACGTGGGCCAGGTCGTGGGGTCGTAGACATCGACCACGTCGGGACCGGCCCCCCACTCCAGGATCGCCACGCCTTCATCGCCGCGGCGTCCAGCCTCAATCCACTTCCGCAGGAACACCGACGCGGCCGTGCCAGCCGTGGACACAATCCAGAGCTGTCGATGGCGGAGGGTTTGCTGGGCCGGATTGATCGCCCCCATAAGGTCCTCGCCCGCTTGCTCATCGTGGGCGAAGGCTTCATCCAGCATCACCAGGGGCGGTGTGTAGCCGTGCAGGGAGTTGGCCACCGGAGCGAAGGCCCGGAACATGGACCCGTTGGCGAACACCACGCGTTCGGCTCCCGCGGCCTGGCGGATGGTGCAGAACCTGGACAGCGGTCCGGCCTTGATCGCCTTAACCAGATCGGCCCACCGCTCCCGGGCATCCTTGCCAGTCTGGGCCGTATAGAACACATCTAGGCCCGGGCGAGACATCGCCCGATCGGTGCCGACCGCCCGCATAAGGGTTGTCTTCCCCGACTGCCTGGGCACCGAGACCACGACCACCGGGTAGCGGTAGGACCCGTCCGGGTTCAGTTCCCCGGCCACGTCGGCGGCGTAGCGCTGCCACGGGAGTAGCGGAGTCCCCAGGGCCTGGGCGACCAGGGCCACCCGCCCGCCTTCGGTGGGCCGGGACGGGTCGCGCCTGGTCGCATAGAGCGGCGGGGCCCCGGGCAGGTCCCACCACTCCCGGGCCAGGGCCGTGGGAATCACAGTCACGGTCACGGCTCGCGCGTCCCCTCCTGGTTGGCGAAGTTCTCCAGATCGGCCATGAACTTCTGGAGCGCGGCGGCCGCGTCGGTGTTGGCTTCCTCCGGGGGCGGGTCCAGTTGGAGCAGCGCTTCGCGGAGTTCCTTCGACGCCATCGCCACAGCCGACGCGCGACCCGAGCGCGTACCGCCGTCGATGGCGGCCGCCAGGGACAGGATCAATTGCGTCAGTAGCGCGTGTTCGGGTCGCAACTTGTCGGCGTCCCGGAGCGCGGCGAGGGTCAGCCGCGCGGCCTTGACCATCGCGGTTTCGGCCGCGGCCGGGGGCTCCAGGCCAGGCAGGAACAGGGGATCATCGGTCACGGCGGGGCTCCGTTGCTAGTCGGTTGATCGTCTCGCGCTGGCGGACCAGTGCGGCGGGGAGCGGCACCGGGACCCCGGACCGGGGGGGCCACTTGACGTTCGCCAGCACCGTCACCCAGGCCGGGGCTGTCTGGGGGTCGTGGGGTCCGTAGTTCGTCACTGGGCCCACCACGGAGCGTCGATCGGGTCGGAGTCGATCGGCTCCGGACACAGACCACACCACTGGTCGGCGGGATGGTCACACGGCGGCGGGGCCCACGGCTCGGCGGGACGCGGCGGTATGGATTCGGTCCAGCCTCGTGGTTCAGCCATCGCGTCCGGCCTCCCACACCTGGGCCAGCAAGTTGCGTCCGGGGCGGCGTGGCATCGACACGATCGCCAGCCGTCCACCGGATCGACGGGCCTCCGCCCACGCGTCCAAGACGCTCCGTTGCCAGGGTAGGAGAGTCACGCCTAGATCGGCCGCGATCGCGCTCCAGTCTGGGGTGGCGTCGGGTTCATTCGTCACGGCTGGGCCTCCCTTGCTGCGTTTTTGTCTGGACCCCGGGAAAGGACGTACGG